GTCGAAAATAGAGACAGACTTTCTTTCTGCTGTTGACGCCGCAAGATCCAGCAGCACAATCCGTTGAGTGAGCACTGCGGATTATCAATCGCACCGCGAGCGGGCCGCAGAGCGACAGGCCACCCAGTCGAGGACTGGCCGAGACATCGGGCAGATCCCGCCGATCGCTGATATCCAGCGTCGCGAGAGCTGTCGCTTCAGCCTCGAACAATTCTGCCGGATCTACAACCCCGAGGCTTTCTATTGGGACTGGTCTCCCGACCAGCGAAAGGCCATCGCCAGGATCGAGGAGTCGCTGCTGCAGGGCGCGCTCTTCGCCTTTGCCATGCCGCGAGGCGCGGGGAAAAGTTCCCTCTGCCGTCACGCTGCCTTGTGGGCCGTCGCGTACGCTCATTGCCGCTATGTCTTCTTGATCGGCGCCAACGCTGACAAGGCCGTTCAGACTCTCGACGCGCTCAAGATCTTTCTCCGGTTCCTGCCCGAGCTCGCCGCAGACTTCCCCGAGATCAGCTATCCCGCGCAATGCCTAGGCGGCATCGCGAATCGATCATCAGGACAGCTCTGCCAGGGCCAGAGTACGCTGATCGCCTGGTCGGATGACAGGGTGATTCTGCCCACGGTGCCTCCGCCAGAGAACTGGCCAGAGTCCTGGCCGCTTCGAAAGGACGGGAAGGTACCAACGTCTGGCGTGATCGTTGGAGCGAGCGGCCTCACTGGGGAGGGGATCCGTGGTTCGCTGCATACGTTGGCGACTGGCGAGCAGATCCGGCCTGATTTCGTTTTGCTTGACGATCCGCAGACGGACGAATCCGCGGCGAGTCGCACGCAGAACGAAACACGCGAAAGATTGGTCAGTGGTGCCGTGCTCGGCATGGCGGGCCCGGGTAGACGGATCTCTGCCGTGATGCCCTGCACGGTGATCCAGCGAGACGATTTCGTCGATCGGATCCTCGATCGCAAGAAGCATCCGCTTTGGCGCGGCGAGCGGTCGAAGATGCTGCGGACGATGCCGAGCGATATGACCGCCTGGGAGAAGTATTTTGAGCTCTATGAGCATTGCGCGCAGAAAGAGCCGCCGGATTTCACCGAGGCAAATGACTACTACCGCGAACACCGAGCGGCACTCGACGCAGGGGCCGAGGCCAGCTGGGAATCTCGCAAGGAAGAGGATGAGGTTTCGGCGATCCAGCACGCGATGAACATCTACTGCCGGGACAAGGTCGGGTTCTTTGCGGAATACCAGAACGAGCCCCTCGCCAGAAACGAGGCCGCGGACGAACTCACTTCCGACCAGGTCGCGGCCAAGATCAATCGGTACCGCAGAAACGCGGTGCCAGTGCAATGCACGCATCTCACGGCGTTCATTGACGTTCAGCAGACGCTGCTCTTTTATGCCGTTGTCGGCTGGTCGACGGATTTCACGGGGTTCGTCCTGGACTACGGGACCTGGCCGGACCAGGCCCGCACCTACTTCGCGCTGCGCGACCTCCGCCGCACGATTGCCAGCGTCACCAAGATCGCGGGCTTGGAAGCTCAGATCTATGGTGCGATGACCGAGCTGACGACGCGGATCATCGGTCGAGATTGGCAGCGTGAGGATGGGGCCCTCATGCGGATTTCTCGCTGCCTGATCGATGCGAACTGGGGCAGCTCGACCGACACGATCTACCAGTTCTGCCGGCAGTCTGGTTACGCGGCGACTGTGATGCCTAGCCACGGCCGATACGTAGGCGCGTCGAGCCACCCGTTCAGCGAGTACAAGAAGAAGGCCGGCGACCAGGTCGGAACCAACTGGCGCGTCCCGAACGTGCAAGGCCGCCGAGCTGTCCGATACGTGCTGTTCGACGCGAACTACTGGAAGTCGTTCGTTCACGCCCGCCTGGCTGTCCCGATGGGCGGAAAAGGCTGCCTCTCGATTTTCGGCGACAACCCACAGCAGCATCGCCTGTTCTCGGAGCACCTAACGGCCGAATACCGGATCCGCACCGAGGGCCGCGGTCGGACGGTGGACGAGTGGAAGCTGCGGCCGGATCGCTCGGATAACCACTGGCTCGATTGTCTCGTCGGCTGCGCCGTGGCGGCCAGCATGGAAGGCGTGCTGCTGCCAGGCGGCCAGTTCGATGCGCCCGGGAGATCGAGAAGACGCGTGGCCATCCCTGAGCATATGCGGGTAAACTAACGCGAGCATGTCCATTGTGAGCGAGAGAAAAAAGGTCCCACTGCCCTATCTGACGCAGGGCGTGAAATGCCCGAAATGCCAGTGTCGGGACCTGCGAGTCTACGGCACCAGGCGCGAGGGGGCCAGGATCAAGCGGTACCGCGAGTGCCGTCATTGCGGACACGCGCCGATCATCACCTATGAAACGCTCGCACCCGAACAGGAAAAGCAGTAGCGGATCGCAGCTTTTCCATTAGTGGACGCACGGTCTGTGTGATCGCACGCTCGTCGCGAGAATCGCTCGCATCATGAGCGACGAGCTTCTGGAAAAGATCGAGACGAACGCGTCGGCACCGAAGACGGCCTCCGTCGACGGTCGTTCTGCAACACAACACGATCTGTCGGACCAGATCGAAGCGCAGAAGTTCCTCGACTCCCGCACGATCGCCAAGAAGGCTTCCCGTCTCGTGTTCAATCAGATCGTTCCACCCGGGGCGTCCTAAATGTTCGGTTGGTTCAAACGGCGCAATCGATCTCGCGAGCTGGCGGGCATGGTCTCCTTGGCCAGATCGATCGCCGCGAGATATGACGCCGCCGTCACGAGCGACGAGAACCGCCGACATTGGGCGAACGCGGACGATCTCTCCGCGGTGGCAGCGAATAGCGCGGCGGTTCGCCGCACGCTCCGCAGGCGGGCCCGCTACGAGTACGCCAACAATTGCTATTGCAACGGGATGATCCGCACGCTGGCGTATCACGCGATCGGTACCGGGCCGACGCTGCAGATCGAGACAGGCGACAAGGCCACGAGCAACCGCATCAAGCGGGCGTGGCGTTCCTGGTCGCGCGAAGTGGGGCTCGCTCGCAAGCTCCGCACGATGCGGGAGGCGCGAGCGCGAGACGGTGAAGCGTTTGCCCTAATGACGACGAACGACAAGCTGCTAAGCCCTATCACACTTGACGTACGGTTGGTCGAGGCGGACCAGATCTCCTCGCCGACGCTGGGTTTGATCGAATCCCAGAATCAGATCGACGGAATCCGTTATGACTCCGCGGGCAATCCGGTCCAGTACGATCTGCTGCGTCAGCACCCGGGCGATTCATACCTACTGGCGAATGACGACGCGGACGCCGTTTCAGCCGAGAAGGTGATCCACTGGTTCCGCGAGGACCGCCCTGGCCAGCGGCGTGGCATTCCAGAAATCACTCCCGCACTGCCGCTGTATGCCGTGCTGCGTCGCTACACGCTGGCGACGCTGGGATCGGCTGAGATCGCGGCGATGTTCTCGCTATTCCTCAAGACTTCCAGCAGCGCATTTGACCCGGCCGAGCTCGAGTCGTGGGCCGCGCTGGAAGTTAACCGCAATGCCCTGACAACGCTGCCCGATGGCTGGGATGTCAGCCAGCTCAAGTCAGAGCAGCCCAGCACCAGCTACGACGCCTTCGTACAGGCCGTGATCCGCGAGATCGCCCGCTGCCTGGACATGCCCTTCAACGTCGCCGCCGGGGATTCGTCGCGATACAACTACGCGTCCGGTCGGCTGGATCACCAGACGTACTTCCGGGCCATCGACGTCGACCGCGAACACCTCGAGGAAGTCTGCCTCGACCGGCTGCTGGCCGCGTGGCTCGACGAAGCGGTACTCATCCCGGATCTGCTGGATCGCTCGGCGCCCATCTCCCAGTGGGACCACGACTGGACGTGGGAACCGTACGAGCACGTCGACCCTGCCAAGGAAGCCACGGCCGTAACCACGCTGCTGCAGTACGGTCTCACGTCCTTCCCCACCGAGCTCGCCAAGGCGGGCAAGGACTGGGAACGCGAGCAGGAACGCCAGGCCGAGTCGCTGGGCATCTCCGTCGGGGAGTACCGCACCCTGCTGCGGGCGAAACTGCTGGGCGAATCCATGGCGAGTGAGCCACAGGAACCTCAAGACCGGCAAGAGCAGCAGCAGGCCGAGGCCATATCGCAGCTCAAGTTAGAGATGGACGAACTGCGGGACCAAATCGAGGAAATGGCGCATGCATCGTAAAGCCTTCGACATCAACCCACCGATTTTCATTCGTGCCGCGGCCGAGCTGCAGCGCGGGCAGTTCCTGCAGTTCGTGAAAGGATCGCCAGCGGCCAGCGGTGATTTTTCCTACGTCGAATCGGCGGAAGGCGAGGGGAAGCCAAAGCTGAAGAAGGTCACCGCTGTGGCCTACACCGGTGCTCCGATGCGGGTCGGTTTCGGTTGGCCCGTCGTCCTCGACCTGGCCGGCATGACCAAGGAGAGCACGGGTATCCCGTTGCTGAAGAATCACGATCCGGAAAACATCGTCGGCCACAGCGGCGCCGACGAGGTAGAGATCAGCGCGACAAAGATCAAGCTGCAGGGCCAAGTATCCGGCGTGGGCGAAGCGGCACAGGAAGTGTCCGCCCTATCCGCCAACGGATTTCCCTGGCAGATGAGCGTGGGCGCCTCGATCGATCGGATGGAATTCATCGACCGTGGCGAGACGGTGAAGGTGAATGGCAGGAACCAAAGCGGCCCGCTGTATGTGGCCCGCAAGAGTGTTTTACGTGAGGTAAGTTTCGTGGCGATCGGAGCGGACGCCGGCACTTCCGGCAACGTCGCCGCATCATCCATTTCCGAGGATTCGACAATGAATTTCGAAGCATGGTTGCAGGCGAAGGGGTTCGATCCCGCGCAGTTGACCGAGGCGCAAAAGACGGCCCTCAAGGCCGCGTACGATGCGGAAGTGGCCGCGGCCAAGCCTCCCAATCCTGCGCCATCGTCAGGAGCTGCGAGTCATCCATCAGGCAATGCCTCCGATCCCGCGCCGGTCACCGCCGCGAATCCTGTCCTGGATATCCGGGCCCAGGCAGCCGCGGAGTTCGAGCGCATCGCCTCGATCCAAAAGGCATGCAACGGCAGCCACGGCGAGATCCAGGCCCAGGCGATCAAGGAAGGCTGGACCGTCGAGAAGACGGAACTGGCAGTCCTTCGTGCCGAGCGGCCGAAGGGCCCCGCGATCCACATGGCCCAGGCGGACGTCGGGGACCAGGTTGTTCAGGCGGCGGTCTGCCTCCACGGCAAGCTGGCGAACGTCGAAAAGCAATTCGATGACAAGACTCTGCAGGCAGCCCATACCCACTTCCGCCGTGGCATCGGCCTCCAGCAGCTGCTGCTCCAAGCGGCCTGGTCCAACGGCTACACCGGTCGCGAAGTGAAGGTCCACGACGGCAACATGCGGGAGATTCTTAAGGCCGCCTTCTCGACAATGAGCCTGCCGGGGATCCTTGGGAACACGGCGAACAAGTTCCTCCTGATGGGCTTCATGGCCGTCGAAACCAGTTGGCGGGCGATCTCCTCGACTCGGCCTGTCAATGACTTCAAACAGGTCACGAGCTACCGCCTGACGGGTGACTTTGAGTTTGAGCCTCTGTCGCCGGCCGGCGAGATCCAGCACGGAACAACGGGGGAGGACTCGTTCACCAACCAGGCTCGGACGCGCGGCAAGATGTACACGATCGACCGCACGGCCATCATCAACGATGACCTCGGTGCGCTCAGCGTGATTCCGCAGCGCATTGGCCGCGGCGGTGCCCTCCGGCTGAACACGGAGTTCTGGACCGCGTTCCTGGACAACTCTTCGTTTTTCACTTCCGCTCGCGGAAACTATCAGGAGGGCGCTGGGACCGTCCTGGGGATTGATTCCCTGACGGCGGCCGAACTGCTGTTCCTGGACCAAACAGACCCGGACAGCAAGCCGTTGGGGATCATGCCGAAGATCCTGCTGGTGCCCAACGCCCTGAACGTCACGGCCACCAAGCTGAGCCGCGACCTGGAGATCCGGGACACCACGGCCAGCACCAAGTATTCGACGGGCAACCCGCACGCCGGCAAGTTCGAACCGGTCCGCTCGAGCTACCTGTCGAATACGTCTCTGACCGGGTATTCGACGACGGCCTGGTACCTGCTCGCGTCGCCGATGGATCTGCCGACGATGGAAGTCGTTTTCCTCAACGGCGTGGAGACGCCCGTAGTCGAGTCGGCCGAAGCGGACTTCAACACGCTGGGCATCCAGATGCGTGGCTATTTCGACTTCGGCTGTTCCAAGCAGGATTGGCGCGGAGGTGTGAAGAGCAAGGGTGCGGCGTAAGCCATATTGGGATCGCCGGCTGACTACGTCCAATTCGGAAACTGAAAACCAACACGAGGAAGTAAATCATGTCCGAAGCAATTTACCGGTCGCCCGGCGAGGCCATCGACTATACGCCGGTCGCTGCGAAGACGGGCGGCGAAGTGGTTCAGTTGGCTGACGGTCGCGCCGCATTTACGCCGCTCGATATCGCCGCCGGCGTCCAAGGCGCGGCCCAAACGCGCGGCATCGTGACGGTCGCCAAGACGTCCGGAGTCGTGATCCTCGACGGCGCGGAGGTCTATTGGGACCATTCCGCGAACACGGCCACGTACACGGATCTCGGCAACGACAAGGACTTTTTCATCGGCGTGGCCGTCGGTGATGCCGCGAGTGCCGACACAACCATGAAGGTCGCGCTCAACGTCATGCCCCAGTACATTATCGACCTGGCGAAGTCCGCCTTCCGGCACGTGCCGGTTCTCACGGCTGGCACGCCGCTGTTGCGGTCGGTCGGCGGTGGAGTGCTCGCCGCGTTCAGCGCGACGGCCGAAGCGCAGAAGCTCGATATGCTCAGCGAGCGGTCGTTCCCGGTCGGATCGAATTGGATCCTCGAGGCAGTGATTCGCGTGGTCACCAACGCGGACGCGGACGTCGGCGATCTGAATGTCGGTGTTGCCAACGGAACGCATGCGAGCGATGCCGACTCCATCACCGAGTCGGCGTTCTTCCATTTCGACATGGGCGCCGATCTGGATCTGGACGCCGAGTCCGACGACGGGACCACGGAAGTCGCGGCGACCGACACTACGGTGAATTGGGCGGTTGGCACAGCGATCCACCTGGTGATCGACGGCCGCGACGAGACGGACATCCAGATGTACGTGAATGGTGCGCTGGTGCTCGGCGCGACGACCTTCACGCTGGCAGCCGCGACCGGACCCCTGCGGGCACTTTTCCACCTGGAAAAATCATCCAACGATTCGCCGGGCGAGGTTGAACTGCAGCGGCTCAACGTCCGAATCGCCAACGAGTAAGCCACTGGAACATGTCACAGCTTGACGACGCATCCGCCTGGCTGACCTCGACGCTGCTCGAGCACGTCGGGACGGATGTCGTCTATAAGCGTGGGGCCGATTCAGTCGAGCTGACTGGAACCAAGGGACAGACGGTTTTCGAGATCGAGGATTCGACGGGAATCGTGCAGCGATTGCAGGGCTGGGATTGGTTGTTCGATCCGGCGGACGTCGTGCTGAGTGGCGCAGCCGTCACTCCGGCGCCGGGAGACAAGATCGAACAGACGATCGGCTCGACAACCTACACGTACCAAGTCCTGGATCTCGGCCGGCAGCAGTGCTGGAGGCTGGACCCTGACCGCCGGTCGTTGAGGGTGCATACGAAATTGATCGGGACAGCGTAGCTAATGGCAGCGAAGATCCTCGATATAGCCGATGCCATCGTGACGCAGCTTAACGCTGCGACATTGAGCCAGGCGTTTACGGCGGTGCGAGGTTACCTGCCGACCTTCGAACTCGAAGATTTCGACACACTCCAGGTGACGGTCGTGCCGAAGGCCGACGATGGAAAGCTCGATACGCGATCGCAATCGATTCACGACTACGCGATCGACATCGGAATCCAAAAGCGGTTCGATGCTATCACCAACGACAACCTTGATCCGCTCGTGCTGCTGACCGAGGAGATCGCGGACTTCTTCCGGTTCAATAAGGCGCCAGGAAGCGTCACGCTGCTGTCGCCGAAAACATCGACGTTGTATCTGCAGGGCCACCTGCGAGACCTCCAACAATTCACAGCGGTCGTCACGCTCGGCTTCAAGGGCTGGCGATCAGCGTAAGGATTCAGCCATGGCAAACATCGACCCCGGCCCGACACTCGGCAAAGACTGTAAGGCGTTCTACAACTCGGCTACGCATGCCACGCCGACGTGGGTCGAAATTACCAAGGCCATCAACTGCTCATTCAACCTGGCAAAAGCGGAAGGCGATCTCTCCTCCCGCGCCAGCGGCTGGAAAAAGTCGAAGGGCGGCCTGAAGGATCTCGAGTACTCCTGGACGTATCGGTGGTCTCGTGGCGCTGACACGGTCTTTGACGCGCTGCTGGCGAGCTACATCAGTGCGACACCGATTGAATTGTGGTTTGCGGATGGAGCGGCGGCCGACGTCGGAACGCAGGGCCCTCGAGCGTTCTGCGAAGTGTTGACGATGAACGCCACGCAGGAACTGGAGAACGGAATCGAGTACGAATTCACGGCGAAGCCGACCTACAAGGAGGAATCGTCGGCCGTCGTCGATCCGGATTGGTACGAAATCACCGCGTAAGCCTATGAGCCCTCAAGAGAGAGAACGCGTGATGGCTCTCCGCAAGGGAGCTGAGGGCGCCGAGCCGAACGGCTACGTCAGCATTCGCACAGCGGATGCGCTCTTACTGACGGGGATCGCCATGGACGTGATCCACGGCGAGCCGGCAATCGTCCACGAACAGCCGATGCCACTGCTCGCAGCGGAGCGATCGGATCGAGTCGACACAGGTAATGCAGAATGAGCGAAGACCTAAAGGATGCCTGGAACGATTCACTTGGTCGCGAGTGGAGGACCTCGATTACTCTCGAGGTTATTCGCCGAGTTAAAGAAGATACCGGTGTGAACTTACTGGATTTTCTTTTCGGCATGGACAAGCTTGCCGTGCAGCTCCAAAAGGATGAGATTCTAATCGGGCGAGTCCTATATTCTGTTCACAAGCCACAGGCCGAAGGAAAAGCCATTAGTGAGCGGTCATTTCTTGAGGGACTGGATGGCCAAGCGATCGAAGACGCGCATGAAGTGCTTCAGGACGCGTTAGTTTTTTTTTGCCCGAAGTCGAAGAAGGAGGTTGCGCAACAGCTGAGAAACAAGATACGCGCGGCCAACAATGCGGCGATGTCGATGCTGAATCAAAAGCTGAACAGCCGCGATCTCGACAGGAAAATGGAGCAGGCAATGGAGGAACTGGAACGGACAATCGATGCTCAACTGCGATCATCTGGAAGTTTATCCACCAGATCGCAGGAGTCATCGGAGTAGATCCGGGGCCCTTCAGCCTTCGAGAACTGGTTTGGATGAGACAAGCGAAGCGATTGCATGATTGGGACCAGACAGGCACAGTGGCACATCTGGTGGCGAATGCGGCGCGTGACCCGAAGCGACGTCGTCAGCCGTACACGCCTCGCGATTTCATGCCGACGGATTTGCAGGCCATGGTCCGCCCGGCGGCCCGCGGCATCCGAATGACGAATCAAACGATCCAGCTGCTCAAGCCACTCTTCCAAAAAACGGGATGATTCGATGGCGCTCGACCAGATCAACAATGACCTGCATGTTAACGGCACGCTGTCGGCGAAGACGGCCAACTTGCCAGACGGATGTATTGGCGATGACGAGATCCAATCGAACGCAGGCATCGCCGCGTCCAAGATCGTTCACCAGTTCGATCTGAACTACACCCAGGTTCCAGGGACGGCCGTAGTCGCGGCCACTCACGATCTTCGGATCGTCAAAGGTGCGACGGCCGTCGTCGCGGCGATCGAGGCAGCGATCACCGGTACGATCGCCACGGGTGCGGATCGGACCGTGAACGTCGACTTGCAGAAGGGGAATGCCGGCTCGGCGTTCGCCACTATCCTCACGGGGACGATCGAGTTTGACAACGCCGATGCACTTCGCACTCCAACGGCTGGAGCCATTGCCAGTCCCAACCTGGTCGACGGAGATATTCTCCGAGTCGTGATCACGGTGGCCGGTGCCGCCGGCAACCAGGCGGATGGCCTCATCGTGAGCGTGACGCTGCAGGAAGATCCGCAGTAGGAGCCACCATGGCACGCAGCGATTTCGGCTTGACGATGGACGTCAAGGATTTCTTCTTTGACCGACAGAAGGTTGCCCAACGTGCGGAAAAAGGAATGATCCGTGGGCTGTCTAAGGTTGGCGCCTTCGTCCGCCGGCGGGCCCGCTCAAAACTTCGCAAGAGGAAACGCGTCTCGCAGCCGGGCGAATCGCCGAGCGTTCACAGCGATGATTCGGTGGCCACGCTGCGGAACATTCTCTTTGCGTTGGACGCCAATTCCCTCTCCGTCGTCATCGGCCCGGTGCGGCTCAACCAGGTCAACCAACTTATCCTCTCGGGCGAAACGGGGTTTGCACTGCAGGGTACGGTCCCGCAACTCATGGAGTTCGGCGGGGAGTCTCGCGTTTTCGAGTGGGATCTCCGAGGTAAGGGCGAGTGGTCAAGAGCCGATCGGCGCTTCACCCGCACGTTCGAGCGCTGGCAAAAGCAGGGCATCTTGGCCGAGCGGACTCGCGTGCGCGTGTCACGGTACGCTCCGAGGCCGTTCATGGGACCGGCGCTGAAGGAGGAACTAGCGAATGTTCCAAGCGGATTCGAGGCCGTCGTAACGTCGTAGGCGAATCAATGGCTGGCGAAGAAGTAAAAGCAGGTGGAGCGTTCGTCGAGGTCCGCGTCCGCGATCGAATCAAAGAAGGCTTGCAGCGGATCGCACCACAGCTGCAGGCGTTCGGCAAGGCCACGGCCTCGATCGGAGCGGGGCTTTCGGCAGCAGCCGCCGGAGCCGCCGCGGCGCTCGGAGCCACCGTCGCCCAGTTTTCCGAGGTGGGTGACGCGATCGATAAGATGGCAGCTCGTACCGGCCTCTCAACGGAGGCGGTATCGGAACTGACGCACGCTGCAGGCCTCTCCGGTACGAACGTGAAGTCCTTGGAGACGGGGCTCAAGAAAATGCAGGACACGCTGGCTGGGGCGAAGAACGGCATCAAGGCTTCCGCCGAGGCGCTCGATCGAATCGGGCTGAGCGCGGAGAATCTGATTGGCCTCGAGCCCGACAAACAGTTCGCGATGATCGCCGACAAGATCGCGGCCATGGAGGATCCGTCCCTACGCACCGCGGCAGCGATGGACATCTTCGGCAAGGCAGGGACCGACCTGATCCCGCTCATGGCTGGCGGAGCGAAGGGTATTGACGAGATGCGTCAGCAAGCAAAGGACCTCGGTCTCTCCATGGACCGAGAGACGACGACGGCCGCGGCAAAGCTGAACGATGCCATGGGGACACTGGTCAGCACAGCCAAGGGACTGACGCTTCAGATCGGCGCCGCGTTGGCGCCGGTTGTGACCGAGATCGCCGATCGGATCTTCCCGATCATCGGCGCCGTCTCCAACTGGATCCGGCAGAACCGCAGTCTGGTCGTTGCCCTCGCGGGAGTCGTTGCAGCCGTAGGTGTGGTCGGGGCGGCGTTGACGGCTGTCGGCGGGGTCGCGATTGCAGCCAGCGCGGCGATCACGAGCATCGGAGCAATCGCTGGCGCTGTGTTCACGCCGCTTGCTGGCGTCGTGGCTGGAGTCGCTCTTGCCATCGCTGGCCTGGTCGTGTGGCTGTACAAGGCGACGGGCGGATTGTCCTTCCTTGCTCCGCTGCTCGAGAAGGTGAAGACGCTATTCGGCGGGCTGGCCGCGATCATCAGCAAAGGCGGAATTTCGGCGCTCGGAGAAGTCCTGCAGAAAGCGGCCGCGGTGCTGTTCTCATTCATGGCCGACGTCTTCGCCCAATGGCCACGGCTCGCGGGCTACGCGATCGGACGCGTCGCACGCTTGGTTCTCGATGGCCTATTCAAGCTGCTGAAGTCTGCCGGGCAGATCGCGCTCTCGATCGGTAAAGCCATCGCCAGCAGCTTCAAGGAAATGATCCAGTCGCTGGTTACAGGCGACATTGATGGGGCGGTAAAAGCTCTGAGCGGTGCGCTGACGATGGGCCTGAGCCAGGCGATGCAAGGCGCTGGCGGCGTCCTGTCCGGTTTCCAAAAGCAGGAATTGGGCTTCGCGCTGAGCGAGCGGACGCGGAACCTCGGCGCGGGACTCCAATCGCATCTGCTGCCGCCGCAGGCCCAGCGCACCATGGGGGCGATCGGGCAAGGCGCCGATCCGAGGGCCCTGCAGGCGCAGCTCGAGATGGCGGCGCACCTCCGCTACATGCGTGAACAGTCGATGCGTGGACGGCTGGTGTTCGCCAGATAGAGGTTCACTGTGGCTATCGAGTCCATCGAAACAACCGAGTCCCGCGAGTTCATGGAATCACTCGATGATTCCACGCGCCAGAAAACGTGGGTGCTGTGGGGCTCGGACGATGAGGAGGAAATACAGCAAGAGGTCGAGAACCTAACGCCAGGCTTCTACCTGGGGCTGCAGATCCAGGATTATACGGTCGTGCCCGATGGCGGCGTGTCAGGCATGTGGAAGGCCACCGCGAACTACGGGATCAAGAAGCAACCGGTTGGAACAGCCGTCATCTCCTTTGATACGACTGGCGGCTCCGAACACCACTACCAGAGCATTTCGACGATCGCTAGCTATCCGATCGCGGGAGCCACGGCGCCGAATTTCCGTGGCGCGATCAACGTGACGCGCGATGGCATCCAGGGCGTGGACGAGCCGCCTCCAACGTTCCGATTCCAGGTGACGCAGGCATTCGATTCCTCATATGTCACCAATTCCTACATTGCCTCCCTGGCCGCCATGACGCGGCGGACGAACAGCGCGATCTTTGGACCATTCGCGATTGGCACGCTGCTCTTCATGGGCGCGAGCGGATCCCGCCGCGGGTTCGAAGATTGGGAGATCACGTTCCAATTTGGCTTCCGCGAGAACCTCACAGGTATCACGGCTGGCACAATCACGGGCATCGACAAGAAGGGATGGGAGATCCTGTGGACGCTCTACAGAGAATTGGATGACGCCAACACGCTCGTCCGGCAACCGTACTGCGCGTATGTCGAGCAGATCTTCTACTCTGGTGACTTCTCGACGCTCGGAATCTCGCTCTAGGAGTAGGGTGCCTTGGGTGCAGATCCGCTGCGAAAAGTTCGGCCCGGCGACGAAATCATTGAGCATCTGAAGGCCGAGAGCTGGAATGCGTTCGTCGACACGGTCAACGACGTGCGACTCAAGCGGAACGCCACGTCAGGTATCCTGGCGAGCCGGTTCCCGCGGTCAGACCTCGTCTACGTTCGCAACGATAGCGGCGGCGCCCGGGCCAGATACGATATCCTTTGTCTCGATGGCGTCGTATTCTCTCCCAGCGACAACCAATCGGCGTTCCTCGAGCAGCCCGTCTTCAAGGGAGTCACGCCGACGCTGGCCAAGGCCGGGCTGTTCGCCATGTTGCTCGAGCCCGCAGGCTCGTCCGGCAGTAGCCGCTACGCCGTCGCGGCCGTGAGCGGAAATTGGGTGGCCAACGTGGATATCGACCACGAGGACCACCGTTACGCCGACGTGGTGGCGAGCTCGTACCGCCTGACAAGCAACTGGTACGGCGGCGCGGAAATCATCTACAAGCCAACGGGCACAGGGGACAAGTACTGTATCGTCCGCCTGGGTAGCTTCTTCGCTGGCCCGATTGACTGCGTGATCTCTGAGACGGGAGGCATCACAGCCGGCAGCAGCGGCGACGTGGACATCTGGATCGATGGAGCGGTGAGCAGTCCGCTCAGCACGGTCACGGCGTATCACAACTGGATGGACGGCGGCAACGATGCGACCGAGGATGCCGAGGCACGAATCTTCTGGTCGCGTGATCTCGCCCGTTACCAAATTCAGGAATTGGAGTGCTAGCGTGCGATTCTCGCCAAGCTGCGGCTGCTGTGCGGCGGTAAGCGACTGCGATTATGTCGCATCGGATGGAAGCGAATACAGTGACACGTTCGACTCCGCCGACTCTGGCTGGCTCGTCGATGTAGACGCAGAGAATACATTCTCTGTATCAGGCGGACACGCGCTCCTGGATTGGGACAGCGGGGGTCAGTTCAATGATCATGAATTGTATCGCGTCCGCGAAATCGTGACGATGGTCGACTTCTACGTGATCCTCGAAACGGAGATATACTGGCCGACGGACGCGGACAGTACAGGGATATTTTGGGCTGACCGCACACTGGTGTCGATCTTCGCCCGCTGGGATTTAGGAGACTTCGCAATAATCTACAACGGCGCGCTGACGCCGATTGAAGATATTGCTCCCGATGTTGGAGACAAACTAACAATCAAGATGTTTCGCGTCGGCACGAGTGGCGGTCTGGCATTGATTCACTATTGTTTTTTTGTCAACGAGCAGCTAGTCGCGGAAGCAGAGGGGACAGCGGACTACACAGGCGACGATCCGGCGCTAAGGTACGGATTGTTTTGCATTCCATCGTCGACCACTCCCGGCGTGCTCGTCGGTGAGTGGGATGACTTCACCATCCAGATCGGTGCCTGATGTGGGTTCGCATTTACCGTCGTTCACCGAGATCTGATGATGAGGTGAAGCGAATCGCCGCGATCTGCATCCACTGTCCCTACTTCCGATCGCATCGCCGCGGCGGCCGATGCACGCACCCGCACTGCGGCTGCCATCCGCCCGAGCTGGAGGCCAAGGAGTTCGGTGGCGTATTATTCAGCGGGCAGCTGGTGAATCTGATCCGGAGAGTAAGAGATTGCCCTGATGGGCGGTGGTGATGGGAATGCTCCCTACTCCTCCGAGCTATACGCCTCAGCCTCAGCGTCCAGCCGCTCCCCGAGTGACGTAGCCGTATCACTCAATGCGTCAGAGACCTTGCCAGCCAACTCCACAAGCCACTGAGGGGAGTCCTTTGCGTAGGACACCCAGCCGTTGCGAGCGTAGAACTGGTCGAACAAAATTCCTCGACGCCGTGTATCTCACGATTCGCTGCCCAGGGCGGCTATTCGCCGCGATCGATCGCGAGCGACTGCAATCGGGCCAGACGAGATCGGATGTGGTGGTGGCTCGGCTACTGGCGAGCTACTACGGGCCGCAGATCACCGAGCTGCCTCCAGAGGCCCAGTAGACGGCGGCGAGTCTCTACGGCCGTCGCTTCTTGCCGCACACCTGACAGCGATAGTGCGGCGTGAGCCAGTGGAACGCGATCCACAGCGGCAGGAACAGCCCGCATGTCACCAGCGTGAGCAGGCATCCTCCGACGTGGAGGACGCTGACGTGCAGTGTGTCGCGTCCGCAATACGGACAGTGCAGGGATTTTTCCCAGCCGGTGGTTCCGCCGATTTGCGTCATTTGCAGGGGCTCCGAGTGAAGGATGAGTGACTTCGAAAGCAGACTACTCTGGCCGGAACAGCAGATCCATCGGCTGAGTCGGGTTAACGCTAATCGGCATCCAGAGGAGGCGGCCGCAATGGCGAGCGCACGTACTCCCTAGAGAGGTAGTGGCGCTCGAATATGTCCCGTTCATTCGCTAGGTGCTCATGGCCACGACCAGGATGCAACTGCTCTACACCGGTTCCACTCGATTTGCGTAACCGCTTGAATGTTCCTGTCAATCCAGCTGCATTGACGATCCGGGCGAAATGACGACGGAACATTTCCGCGCTGTACGGTCGCTTCCACAGCAGCCCTTCAGTCGGCCGCTGATCGAGAACGGTGGGCGGCACGTACGCCACGGCTCTCTTGCCGGTGCGCGAGCGACGCAGAACGACAACGCCGCGCTCGTCAAAGTGTGAGCGCGTGAGCCTCTCCAAGTCGACCTGCGAGAGCCCAGAGTAGTATGCGGCCTCGATCAGCGTCGCCCAGTACGTTTCATCCCGATGCTGATAATGGCGGGAAGCTGCAATCAGGCGGCAGACTTCCGTTGTGCTCCAGGTGGCACGCTCCAGTTCGTCGAGCTTTACGGTCCGAACGCGTCGCGTGTCGCCGGCGTGTCGCAGCAGCGCGACGAGCCCGCTGCGAAGCGAGCGACGATAGTACGAGGATTTCCCGGCAATCTGCTGATCGCGCAGGAATCGGGAAACGGTCGTCGAGTTGAATGCGAGCGACTCTGTTTGCTGAGTGGCCCATCTCAAGAAGACGGACACGACGCGCCGGTAATACGCCTCGGTCACTTCGCGGATATCCCGCTCCAGCAGATACGACTCAAGATGCCGTTCGCACGTTGCGACCATGTTGCTGCCCCCTGTTCTAAGGGGAATCTAGCATCCATGGCGATTTCCGTCCTGCCGATGCCTCTTGCGTTCCTGTGTCCTACGGACGTTCAAGGTCCGGTTGTCGCAATCCTACCAATCAATGGGGGTCACTATTCTGGGTGAGTTGGTGAATAGAGCATCGGTCTACGGAACCGAAGGTTGGAGGTTCGAGCCCTCCTGGGTGTATTGGGATTCCTGGTCCATCGGAATTGATTCTGCGTTTTCCGAAACGAGGCGAGCCATGTTCGGATTCAGCTGGAAGCGTGTGACGGGCGTTACGAAAGTCAAGCAGACGATAGCTAAGGCCACCGGCGTCCCGACCACGAAAGCCGGGAGAAAGCGAAAAGTCGAGAAGATCGTGGCGAGCCCAATCACGTCGCTGCTGTTCGGAAAAAAGAAAAAGCGGAAGTGACGAAGATGGGTCGCGCCCGTCTTCGAAGTATTCACAAAGCTAACGTTAATGATACAATACGGAGCATGTCAACTGTGTTGAACTCCGCGAAAGAATGGCTCACCGTCCAGGAAGTGGCTGAGGAACTCAACGTCACTGAAGGGCGCGTGCGTCAATGGCTCCTGCGTTCGGAGGATGAGAGGGGAGCAAAATTGCGGGGCACTAAGTTCGGAAAGTCCTGGGCTATATCGCGTTCTGACTTGAATGAGTTCGTCCGGCAGGAGCGAAAGCCAGGCAACCCGGATTTTTTTTCCGACTAGCGTTGACAACTCTATCGCATTCGTTATAAATGCGTCCGTGCTGATTGACTGATCGGCACGGGCGACTCTTGACCACGCTGGTCGACCAGTTGCTCGAACTGGAGCCGCTCGCGGTGGGCGGCAACGCACGAGGCTCTCGCGAGGGACGCGGCGCATGGCGGCACAAAAGGAATCCATCACGATCACATGCGTCGACTGCTCCGTCGAGCGCAACACCCCGGTCGCAAAGGACGGCTCGGGGAAGACGCCTTCTGGCTGGCGGAAGATTGACGGCGGCTATCGCTGCGCCAGGTGCCAGAAAAAGTCGTATGTCGGCCGCTCCATTCGCTTGCGCATCGTCAAGCCGGCGGCCAATGAGGATCGCGACAGACAGGCGATGTATCGCGCCCTCAACGCCGCGAGCGCCGAATCCAACAAGTTCGCGAACTGGTATCTACAGCGGCTATTGGCCGCGGATCTGCTGCAGCTCGCGCACTGCGAGGGACTGCCGCAAACGAACGGAAAATCGAAGCTCCCTCCATCGCCAAAGGTCGACTGGTATCGAGATGGCACGAGACTGTTCCCGAGTTGCGCGCCATCTTCGCTAGTGCAGCAGGCCCGCATGGTCGCGAGCTATTACGCCAGGGAGCGGTTTGCGGCGCTAGTAGCGATGAACCGCAATGTCAGATCGTATCGCTGGGATGGCTTGCCAGTGATCGTCAACGCGCAGGCGTGGAAGCTGGTGCGAATCGAAGATCAGCGTATCGTGCTACGAGCGCAGATCGGACCGGGCAAGTCGTGGCATCTTGACGTGTTCGCGGAGGGTGAAAATCTCCATCGTATGCGGCAGATCACGGATGGAGCAATCATCCCCGGAACTGCCGTGTTCGTGCGACGAGCAAGAGCGCCACGGCCAGGCGAAACGAATCGCGTCCGCGTGTGGTATCTCAGGATCAGCGCTCAAGTTCCACGTGCCACCGGCAAGAAAACCAAAACAGCCAATTCGATTCTCACGCTCGGATACGATGCGGAGTCTCTGTTATATGGGTCGGTCGATGACTCCGAGGAGATATACGAATACAGCGGGTATGAACTGCGGAAGTCGATCGTGAAATATGAACGGCTCGATCGACGGCGACAGATCGACGCGAGCATTCGCCGGCAGCATTGGTCGAAGCGAAAGGCTCGTCGCTGGGCGGTCGACCGGACCGCCGCGTGCGAAAGGCGAGCGAATAAAACGACTGCGGAGATCGATTTGTGCGCGGCTCATCTGGTGCGCTGGTGCGAATCTCATGGAATTACCGAGGTAAATTTCGATCGTTCGCCGCGTGGATTTCTCGATACATTTCCATATCGCCGGCTGGCGGATCGAATACAGACGAGTCTGGAAAACGCCGGGATAGCGATTTACTTTTCCGGCCACGACAAAACAGATGAGGAATCACAGGTGGCCTTCGCCGGGCCAGGGTCTGAAACGGGGGATTCGGCATGAACCGAGCCTCACGTCGGCACAAGCGTTCCCGCAACGTGCGGGTGAAAGGCAAGCATATGCACGCGCTTGCACTACCTTTGTTTTTTGGTTCGATGCACCGCGAGCGGCGAGGTGCCGCTCAAAACGTGGAGGTCACTCGCAGATGCGTACCTGATTGGACTTGCGGCGATGATGCGAAGATGTTGCAGGGTTGGATGGCAAGCCGACACGATGACCGCTCGCGAAGTGGCTTCCAGGTGATTATCAGACACCGAGTTATGGCTGCGGCGTCGCATCGGCCAGAGGGATCGGAGGTATGTGCGACGCCGGGGAACAACTCGCGGTCGTGTTCGAGTTCGACGTCGCATCGGCCAGAGGGATCGGAGGTATGTGCGACCACTCATCCCACGTGACTCCGTTCCGCAGTATGCAGTCGCATCGGCCAGATGGATCGGAGGTATGTGCGACGGAACGCGAGTCGAGAGCGATTACGGATCGCCATGGCGTCGCATCGGCCAGATGGATCGGAGGTGAGGTATGTGCGACAAGTTGATCAGCTTGGTTGCACCTAACGAGGATTGAGTAATCAGCAGATCACGCATGGTACCGGAAGCCATGCACAATACACGATGTCCCCTCACGGATGCGGGGTAGGAAACCGCGGGGACGGCGGAGCCTGAACCGCGGGGATTTTTGAATATGGAATTTGATCTCGTTCTCGCGGCCCGGATCATCGCGGCGGCTGCCTTCGGCGGCGGGCTGTTCGCGTTGATCGCAATCCAGATGGGGGGGCCTGATCTATGACAACGATTCAAGTCCGCTGGATGATCCGTCGCGACATGGCCGAGGTACTGGAAATCGAACACCTGTGCCAGCGGCGTGAAGATGCCTGGTCGGAGGACGAGTTCCTGCGCAACCTGCGCCGGAGCGATTGCGTCGGCAAGATCGTCGAGTACCACGGGCAGATCGTCGCGTTCACGGTGTATGAAAACGCCAAGCGATCAATCGAGATTTTCAACCTGGCCGTGCACCCGAGCTGTTGGCGTCGTGGGTTTGGATCGCTGTTGCTGGATCACGTTAGACGTGGTCTGTCGCTCAAGCGGCCGGTGATGTCCGTCGAAGTTCCTGAGCGACAACTAGCGGCACAACTGTTCCTGCGGCATCACGGATTCACTATGCAGCTGGCGCTGAAGGACGACAGTGGAGCGTTCGAGGACTTGTACTTTTTCGTCTACGAGATTGGCACGGAGGCGCCCGTAACGCGGGTGCTAATAGCGGAATACGCGGGTGCTAATAGCGGAATAGGAAACGACACAAATGATCATTTTCGACATTGAAACCGGCGGACTGCCCGACGACCAACTCAAAGCGTTGATCCCGCCATTCGACGAGGCTGAAGTCAAATGCGGAAACCTCAAAGATCCGGACAAGATCGCGGCAAAAATCGCCGAGGCTCGTGCTGAACACGAGAGGCAATTCATCGAGCGTGCCGCACTGTCCGCCATCACGGGTCGCGTGCTCGCAGTCGGTTATCACTCGATCGAGAACGGCAAGACTCTGATCGACGTGGGTGAGGAACCGGGCCTGCTTCGGAATTTCTGGGCGCGATATCAGAAGTGCAAATCCGAGCGGCGCCGCATGGTGGGGCATAACTGCTTTCTATTCGACGTGCCATTTCTGATGCGTCGATCGTGGATGCACGACGTGGCCGTGCCGCACAGCGTGCTCGACAATGGGAAGTGGATCGATTCGACCACGTTCGGCGACACGATGTCGCTGTGGGCAGCTGGCGGGCGAGATTTCATCAGTTTGGACCTGCTGGCCAGAAGCTTCGGCGTGGGATGCAAGCCGGATGGCGTGAACGGCGCGGACTTCAGTCCGCTATTCCACGGCACGCCACAGGAACGCGAACAGGCGATCGAGTACCTGAAGAATGATTTGGCTATTACCGCGAAAGTCGCGGTGAAAATGGGTTTTTGAATCGTACCTGGCATTCGAAGGAAGGGTGAGAGAATCCGTGTCGAGGGCCTGGCGTGAATCTAACACCACGCATGGTGCACGTCAGGCGGCCCGGGTTGCGCTGAACTTCCCGGAAGCATACCAAGCCGGCCTACCGCGACGGGCCGGCGCGGGTGAGAGAAAAACGAGAAAGGAACGGATGATGGGAAACGAGCTGATCTTGACCAATCCGGCATACGACCGGATTGGCGATCTGATGGGTTTCGTGAAGGAAATGGGGCGAGCGATCGCCCTGTCGAAAATGTTCGGATGCGATTCGGAGGCTCAGGGTCAGGTCATGGCCTTAGAGTGCGTCAGCAGGCGCATGCCACCGATGACGGTTGCCGAGCGGTATCACCTGATCCACGGCAAGCTGTCGCTGAAGGCCGAGGCTATGCTGGCGGACTTTCGCGCGAAGATGGGCGGAGACTACAGGATCATCGAACGAAGTGATAAACGAGCGGCGATTGAGCTGACGCTTGGCGGTCAGCAACTGACTGGCGAATTTAGTTGGGAGGACGCCCAGCGTGAGCCGTTCATTTACAAGTTCGGCAAGGACCAAAAAGAAGACGACATTGTCCAATTGATCAATTCTGGCCAGGCATCAAAGTTGAAGATCAAATCGAGTTACGCAACCCCGCGATCGCGAATGCAGATGCTGTGGGCTCGGGTCGTTTCAGATACGGTCCGGGCTATGGCGCCTGAAGTGACGGCCGGCAGCTACACACCAGAGGAGATCGAGGATTTCTGCGATCTGCCGGTAGCTCCAAGCACCGGTAATGGATACGCGACCAGTGGCGTGCGGGACGAGCTGATCGCGAAGCTGTCCGCGAAAGCCGTGTCGCAAGCGGTTCAGGAGACCAGCTCCGCGCTAGACCCGCACGCCACTGCAGCCACAAATAATTCGCCGTGCTCAGACGCTCAGATTGAGGCGATCAAATCGTTGATCCGTGAGATCGCCCAGCTCGATCCCGGCATTACGCCAAAAATCCAAGCCAAGCTCAAACAGGCCGGCCTGTCGAAGTTGGTCGACCTCACGCAGTCCGAGGCGGACGGCCTCAAGAGATCGCTGCAGATCAAGAATCTCGACGCATTCTTTGCCGCGTCACTGGCTGGCCACGCGAAGTTCCGTCAGCCGGAAGAATCGCCAAAAAACTGACCTGGGAGGAGCGAGTCGTCTTAGACACTCCGCGACTCGTCCCTCTCGCCCAACGGTTTGGAGCGTCTGAAGTGTGGAGTGCCGGCCTTGAATCGCTCGGGTTTCCTCCGACGTGGGAGCCGAGCATTGCTGATGTGTTGCGAATTCAAGATCACTTAGAGAAAGGAATGAGACCATGAGCAACGAAATCGATTTTGACACACCGGAAGAATTTGGCGGCGGCGGACAGTTTTTGGACGCACCAGGAATCTATCACTGCCTTGTGCAGTCGATCCTGAACGGCGAGACGCCAAAGGGAACGGCGATCGACGGTTTCTGTATCACGCTCGAAGTGCTCGCCGGCAATGTCGAGGGGCAAGTCGGCAAGACGATCAACCTGACCTACTTCAACCCGAAGATCAATGATTCCGAGAAGAAGGCCAAGCTGACAAAACAGCAGCGGTCTAAACTCTTCATCGCCACAAACTTGCTGGACCCGAGCCGCAAGGGGCAGTCAGTCAAGATCAGCCTGGACCAGGCCAAGGATCAGCAGTTGGTCGCACGGTTCGAGGTCGACGATTACCACAGCGGAGAAGGCAAGACGTACCTGCAGATCGCTAACGCCGAACTTGATGTGTGGCACGTCGACGATCCGAATGCCAAGAGTTGCCCGAAGAATGAGAAGGCACTGGCGTTGATTCCCAAGCAGCTTCGTCGCGGACCGGAGTTTTTCGAGGCGATCTACAAGAAAAAGGCAGCGCCGGCTTCGGCAGCAGCAGGAGCGGGATCAGCGTCCGCCGGCAGCTCGCCAGTGGCCGGCTCACGCGTGAATCTTGACGATCTGTAGTTCGATTGGGAACGCTCGTCGCGTTCCTTTCTCGCCGCTTGCCGGCATTGCTTTTCCCGGCCGGCAAGCGGTTTTTCCTCTGAGGTTGAGTATGGGCATTGCTGAGAACGTCTCCAGCCGAAAAGCAGCCGAGCAGCTGCTGAAGGCGATGCTCGACGTGGCACGCGACGATTACCGAAAGCTCGACCAACACGGAAAGCGGGTGTTCTGTGAGATGGCGTACGCCAAGTTTGCCGGGATGTTGGGCCTGGCGAGTAAGCCAGCTGAAGCTAACGAGCGGGAGGGTGCCGATCGCAGGAAACAAGATGCCGGCGACATCGAGCGAGCGTACGAACTGTGCGACGAAATCCTTTCCCTTGCTGAAGACGTGCCGAGCGAGGGAATCGATTTCGCCGAATCGGTTTGCGAGTCATGTCGTGAGGTTCGGGGGACAATCGAAAAAACTGGACGAGTGTCAGAGCGACAGATGGAAGCTTTAGAAAACTGGCTGAGCGGACTACAGGCATGGGCGCGAGACTAGAAGAAATCACGGCCGTCTTCCTCCGCGAGCGGATTCGCTTCGACGAAGAATCCGTCATTGCCGAATGCCAGGTAGTGAACGGCAGCCGGGAATTGCTCGGCGATTTCGAGTCGTCGTTCAGCGTCAAGCTGCGAGCTGAGGCAAACGACCTGGTCCAGCAGCTCACCTATCGTTTCTACGGCCGCTGGTCGTCGTACAAAAACAAGCGGACCGGGAAAGAAGAACGCCAGTTTGACGCGCAAACATTCGTGCATTCGCAGCCGCATGGACGGGCCGGTGTGATCGCTTATCTCCTGCAAGCCGGCAAAGGCAACGGCCTGGGCCCAGTCCGTGCTGGCCAGCTCTGGGAGAAATTCGGCTCGGACGCGATCCGGATCTGCCTGGAATCCCCGGAAGTTGTGACGGCTGCGATCGGCGGCATTTCTGACGACCAGGCTGCAGCGATTGCCGAATTCCTGAAAGACGAGCAGGACCTGGAAGGCTGTTCGCTCGATCTGATGGATTTGCTTACAGGCCGCGGCTTCCCGAAAGACACGGTTCGCAAGGCGATCAAGGAATGGGGGAACCTGGCTGCAGGGCTGATCAAACGCGACCCCTATCGGCTGATGGCATTCCGTGGCTGCGGCTTTCGCCGGTGCGACGCGCTCTACCTGCACCTTGGTTTGCCCCCGACTCGTCTTCGCCGGCAGGCCCTGTGTGCCTGGTACACGATTGCCAGCAACACGGACGGCCATACCTGGTTCCCCGCCGAAACGGCCATGCAGGGAATCCGCCAGCAGGTTGGCGGTGCGGACCTGCAGCCGGCCCGGGCTGTCGAGCTCGCCACGCGGCTGGGAAAGATCGCCCTGGATCGCAATGGCGCTCTGGCCACGCTGCAGGCGGACAGAGCGAGCGGGGCAATCGTCTGCGAAGGTGGCATGCATGGCGTGCAGTGGGTAGCCGAAGGCCGTAAAGCCTGGTGCGAGGCAAAACTGGCGGATCTGATCGTCGATAGCCAGCTTGAGATCTGCCAGTGGCCGTCAGCTGACGAGATCGACGGGATCACGGATCACCAGCGGGAGCAGCTCGGTAAGGCATTACGCGGGCCGATCGCGATCCTCGGTGGCTCACCTGGGACCGGCAAAACATACACAGCCGGCAAGCTGATCCTGCAGCTGATCGAAACGTTCGGCAGCGATCAGATCGCCGTCGGGGCTCCGACCGGCAAAGCTGCTGTGCGGATCACGGAGGCCATGCAGGCGAACAAGATCCCACTGCGAGCCCGGACGTGGCATTCGCTACTGGGAATCGGCAAGGTCGATGTGTCGAGCGGGAATTGGGGGTTTGCTCACAACGAGGGGAATCCGCTGCCTTATAAGGTGCTCGTTGGGGACGAAATGAGTATGACGGACACAAACCTCATGTCCTCAATCTTCCGTGCCCGGGCTGTTGGCTGCCACGTGTTGCTGATCGGCGATATCAACCAGCTTCCCCCTGTCGGTCACGGTGCGCCACTGCGGGACCTGATTGCCGCCGGCCTGCCGTACGGCGAACTGCGGGAGATCAAACGCAACAGCGGCGGGATCGTCGAGGCGTGCGCGGCGATCCGGGACGGCAAGCGGTGGGGAGCGGCAGAGAACTTGGAAATTTGCGAGTGGGGGTCGCCGGAGCTGCAGCTCAAGCAGGTGATTCAGAGCCTGCAGGATGCCAAGAAGGCCGGAATGGACCCCGTTTGGGACTGCCAGGTTGTGGTGGCTGTGAATGAGAAGTCGAAATTGAGCCGGAAGGAAGTGAACAAGCTGCTGCAGGGGGAATTGAATTTGAATCCTGCCGTCCAGGGTCAGCCGTTTCGAGTGAACGACAAGATCGTCAACACGAAGAACGGGTACTTCCCCAGTGTCGACTATGACCCGGACGATCCGGACACCCAGGCAAACGACAAAGGCGAGGTCTACGTGGCAAACGGCGAGCAGGCCCGCGTGATCGACGTCGCTGAAAAGATGGTGATCGCTGAGTTATCCAGCCCCAAGCGAACCGTGAAGATCCCGCGCGGAAAATCCCAGGACAGCCAGGAGGACGGCGACGGAGTTGATTCGGATAAGCCCGCCACTGGCTGTTCCTGGGATTTGGCTTACGGGATCAGCGTGCACAAAAGTCAGGGGTCAGAATGGCCGCTCGTGATTGTACTGATCGACGAGTACCCGGGAGCGAGGATGGTGTGCGATCGTTCCTGGATTTATACGGCCATATCCCGAGCCCGCGATAAATGCGTGCTGATCGGCAAGAAGGCGACGGCGGATCGATTCTGCCGGCAGCAGAAGATGAACCGTAGGAAAACGTTCCTTCGAGAGTTGATTCACCTGAAGTCGGCGGAACGCGTGTTGGTGGAGTTATGAGTCATGCCTCGACGCAAGCGATCACTGGAGCCGCAGCCTCGGATCGCAGAGCGTCGGCTGATCGGACCAATGACATGCCGTGCGGGGAGCTGCAATTATCCAGACGAGCCGCGAGACGGGACAGTACGAGTTGAACTGCCAGGGTACTGCTACGACGGGGAGAACTATCATGAGCGGCTGCATTGGGTGTCTCGGTGGTACTGCGAGTCCTGCGCTCGTCGAAAAGTGGCTGGTGAACTGCATGAGTGACCGGACAACAATTCTGTGCCCATTCACGGTCGTGATTGACGTAATGGAAAAACAACCCTTCACATTCACCGGCTTAATCGCCGATGCGGATCGCAACCATCGTCCGCTCGAGATTCAAACTATCGTCCGCGCTCTCGGCACGTCGTGCGGCGACTATTCCATTTCCGGCCTCGAAGATCAGGTCGCCATCGAACGCAAGTCGATCGAGGATGCCCACGGAACGATCCTCGGATGGGGAGAGCGACGCGAACGGTTCGAGCGGGAGTTGTCAACACTGGCTGGCCTGCCATGCTCGGCCGTGGTGGTCGAATGCACGTTTAACGACTTGGTTGAACTTGCGCCGGAGCACGGCGTGAAGTCGGCCAGTGAGAACGCCAAGACGCTGTTCAGGCAGGTGCTGGCCTGGCAGCAGGATTACCGCGTGCCGTGGGTTTTTTGTCGCGGGAGACGGATGGCAGAGATCGCGACTTACCGGATTTTGGAGCGGTATTGGCGGAAAGTGCAGTATGAGAAGCGGAAATCAGTGAAGGTCGAGAAGCAATTGGCGTTGTTGTGAGAAGGATGCCCGCGGCCCCGGCAGAAGCGGAACCAAGGTCACTCACCGCTTCGAATCCTCACAGCCGGGGCTGCGGGATTTTAGCAAGTGCTGTCGGTGATGGGCACCGATGCGAGGCAGCAATGGCACGCAGCATTCGTTTACGAACCTGCACGAGAAAGCGGAAATACTTGACGCTCGAAGAGGCGCAGGGCTACGCGAAAACATACAGCCAGTATGTGTACCGTTGCCCTTACTGCGGGTGGCTTCACCTGACAAAGCAGAAGCCGAGGCGGGCCATCCGAAGCGATTTGAGGGGCGGTTTAGATAGCTAGGTGAATGTTTGACATGACGCGAATGAGCCTGAAAGAAACTCGCCGCCTGATCCTGGACATGTACCACCTGTACCCTCCATCGGTGCTGGCGGACATGAGCGGTAGAACCGTCGGGTCGATCCGAACGCTTGCGTCCGCAATGGGCGCCAAGTCGGTCGGCAGGGGGAAAGATCACGCGCCGGAGTTTTCTGCGGCCGAGATCGCAGCCATCCGAAGCCAATACGGCAAGACGCCCGTCGTTCACTTGGCTCGCGAATTGGGGCGGACGCCAGGCGCTGTGCAAATGAAATCTAGCCGTCTAGGCCTCGGGCGGCGTAGAACGCGTCCGTGGTCCATCGAAGACGACCAGGTCCTGAGAGAGCAATATCCCGATAACGGTGCTCGCTACGTCGCCAGAGCGCTGGGCCGGTCGATCAACGCCGTAAAGCACCGTGCCAGGCAGCTTGTGGTTCGACGCAACGCGTTTGTGCATCCCTGGACGCAAGACGAACTCTCGTCGGTGGAAAGGACCGGTGCGTGATGAGCACAGTGACGCTTGCTGCCAGCGATGGTCGGACGATCGTGATCAAAATCGACGGTGCAACATGCACGATCTGCGGCAAGCGGGTTACGCCCGAAGATTTCGCCAACGGTGGACGCATGATCGTCACGGGAGATTCCGAGGCCGCCGCGTTCGCGTGCGTGGACCATTTCCTCAATCCAGGTTCGCGCGAATACCAACGCAATATGGAGCGGCTGGCTGTTCGCGTGGTGGCGAATTTGAAGAGATCAGAGAGCACGCATCGGTGAGTTCCACCGAGAGGAGGAATGGCGAGGAGATGCCGACACAAGAGCAACTCGAAGACAACGAGACCGCCAAAGCCGTCATTATGGCAGCATTTCACGCGATCGATCGGGAGCACGTGAAGGCATATGCGGTCGGGGCGTTAAGTCAGCCAGGCGAAATGACTGACAGCGAGCGCAGAGATTTTGTTGACGCTTTGTTTTCGTTCGCGGCACTCGGTTGGGCGACGTTCCATGGGATGAATAAAGGCCAACCGCTGAAGGCCAGAGCGAAGCCGGAGCGAAAGAAGGCGACCAAAAAGAAACGCGCATCGGTGAAGTAGACCGGAGGCCCCCCGCATGACTCCCGACGCCGTCAAGCTATGGATCAATACCGTGTTCCGCCACGCAGTGCACGAAGTATGCGCGAATCCGGAAACGCTGGCGTTGATCAAGGTCGGACGGGACCAGGGGCATTCCCTCGAGCGGATCTTGGCCAACGTCGTGAGTGCCGTCGTGCTGGAAATCGCGGGCATGAAACCTGAGGAGTGGGACTGACTGAAAGTCGATTCAATATCAATCCAGAAAGGATTACCAGATGGTTCTGACATTGGAAGTTCCGGACGAATTGGACGTAGAAATTCCGGCCGACGAGCCGGTCAGCCTGGAATCGTTTGAAACGATCGGCACACCAAGTGAGACGATTGACGTTAAGATCGAGACGACACCCGAACAATCTGAAACGCAGTCCGCCACTGTTGATCCGGTTGCCGCCGCACCTCCCGTCGAAACGCCTTCCGTGGCGACACCTGAACCGCCAACTCCCACAAAACCTGAGCTGATTAGCGACGGCATCGCCGAGTGGAAAATTGCTTCGGATCGCCTCGAACACGAAATCGCGGACCTGGTCGTTGAGCGAGCTGCATTATCCGAGCGTGCGAAGTCGATAAAAAAACGGATTGATTGCTTGGCCGAGGATTTGCTGGAGCTGCGGGAGAAAGGCCCGCAGCCGATCTGGCGAACGCCAGCACCACAGCCGCCGCAGACGCGGCAGGTACAGTCGCAGTCTCAGTTCGCCACCAGCAACCAGGTCACTACCAGCCCGCCAGCTGACGATAACGGCGTTTACACGACCACCTCAGCGTCAGCCGACGACGGCAAATGGAGAACAGTCCCGATCTCTGAGCTGCAACTGAAGCCAAACATTACCGTCAAGCTCCAGGATGCAGACATCGAAACAATCGGCCAGCTCGAAGATCTGCGCGCCGACATTTCAAACCGCCGGCGAGAATGGCCGAAGGGAATTGGAAAAGCCAAGATTACGGAGATCGAGGACGCGATCATTACGTGGCTGACAAAAAACCGTGACGCAGCGGTTTTTCAGCAGCAGCAGGTGTCTGCTTCGGCTTCAGCCGACTCCCCCCCTTCCCCCCCGGATCAGCCCGCCAACGCGGAGCCCATTGCCGAGCCTGACCTGCCAACCTTGGCCGAATGGGAGGCAATGCACGATCAGCATTGCGAATTCTGGCTGTTCGATCGTGCAGACTGGATCGTCGCGAAAGATCCAGACGGCCAGCTGAATCCAGCGATGGACGACCCGAAATTCTGGAATTCCGGGTCTGACGCGTACAAACGTGCCGATTCCCAGATTACCGATTGCCCGTACATCCCTGGCTCCGAAATGGACGATTGGTTGCGTGGCTGGTTGTTTGCGGAGCGGGAATACGAAGATACCGAACAACCGGAACCTCCTGCTTCAAGCAGGTCCAAATCCCTGGAAGCGGTCAGTATCGACGATCTGTAATAACCTGGTGCACGGATGCTTCTGGCTTCGCTCAATAATATCCCGTCAGAGCTACGCGCACTCTCGCAGTGGGTCCGTTGGCGCACTGAACCGCGGCGACCGGGCGAATCGCCAACTAAGATCCCGTATCGGCCAACAGGCTCAGCCCGGGCCAAGGCAGACGATCCGGCCACGTGGGGCATGCTCGAAACGGCCGTGGCATGGCTAGACGTTGGCGACATGGCGGGCGTTGGATTCGTGTTTGCCGATCACGGGTGCCTGGTCGGAATAGATCTGGATGGTTGCCGCAATCCGACCACAGGTGAGCTGGCCGAGTGGGCCACGGGGATTCTGTACCAGTTTCGTGCAACCTACGCCGAGATTTCCCCAAGCCAGAAGGGTGTGAAGATTATCGCCGGCGGGCGGCTGCCAACGGATCGAACTGGCAAGCGGATCACTCTGCCTGGCAGCCATTGCGGGATCGAGGCATACCAGCGACGGCGGTTTTTCTGCATCACCGGCCAGCTGGTTCCCGGCCACCACTCGACCGTCACGGCATGCCAGGAGCAACTAGACTGGCTGTGGGCCAAATGGATCGCTCCCAATAAATCGGTCGCCAAGCCGCAACTCCTCAGTCAGGCCGATTATTCAATTCTCTCCTGCGACCGTCGCAAAATTCTGAAGCGAGCTGCCTCGTACCTCGAAAAACTGCCTCCCGGAATACAAGGCCAGAACGGCAGTGGAGCAACCTTCCATGCCGCCTGTGAACTGTACCGCTTTGGACTGACCAACTCAGAGGCCTCGTCGCTGTTCGCCCAGTTCAACGGCCGCTGCGTGCCACCGTGGAACGAGTTCGAAGTAGCCCACAAGCTGCAGGATGCCCGGGAAGAAGTCGAGGACGCTGGCGAATTCGGCGTTCGGTTAATCGAGGATCGCCGACATACATCGAACGGATCGTCCAGTGGTTCGGCCAACGGTTCAACTTCTGGAAAAAGTCCGATCCGCCCGCCACTGGCTGTCAACGAGGCCGAGGACGACCCCCACCGGCTGGCCCGGATCAACTTGGCACAGTACGCCTCCAAACACGACGGCCGCACGCTGCGGTACTGGCGAGATGAGTGGTACGTTTGGCGGGACACGCACTACCGGAAAATCACCGAGAAGGAACTGCGGGCAAAAATCGCTCACGCTTGCAAGCAGGAATTCGACCGTCTGAATCTCGAAAAGCTTGAACTGTACGAAGAGAAAAAGAAGCTGGGCGAAATCACGCCAGAAAACGACCAGGGGCCACCGGTCGCCAAAAAGGTCACGCAGTCTCTGGTGACGAACGTTCTGCAAGCCACAGCTGGCATGATCGTCCTGTCGTCCTCTATTGAGCCCATGACCTGGCTGCCGTCGCGAGAAATTCGATCGCTGCTATCCATGGAGAATGGGATCCTTGATTTGGACGCACTTCTCACCGGGTCTGAGAACTTCATGCTGGACCACACTCCGGAATGGTTCTCCATGGTTCACCTTCCCTATGCGTTCGATCCAAACGCATCGTGCCCGAGGTGGGACGCGTTTCTGGAGCACAATCTCGAGATGGATCCTGAGAGGATCAAGATCCTCCAAGAATGGGCTGGCTACCTGCTCTTGCCGGACACCAGCGAGCAGAAGTTCATGGTGCTGGAAGGGGAGGGAGCGAACGGAAAAAGTGTTTATACGGCGGCGATTACCGCCATGCTTGGAGTCGAGAATGTATGCAATCAACCGTTGGAAATGTTTGGGGTTAGGTTTGCCCTCACGGAGACAATCGGGAAGCTGCTGAACGCATGTGGAGACTGCGGCGAGATCGATAAGGTTGCTGAGGGGCATCTTAAGGCGTTCACCGGGGGTGACCGCATGTTCTTCGACCGGAAGGGTGTTTCGGGGATCAATTGCGTACCGAGCGCGCGGCTCATGATCTCCTGCAACAACCGTCCTCGATTCAATGATAGGAGCAATGGTATTTGGCGCCGGCTGCTGCTAATCCCCTGGAACGTCCGAGTCACGCGCGAGAAGCGAATCAAGGGCATGGACAAAGTCGAGTGGTGGCAGACATCCGGTGAACTGCCCGGGATTCTGAGGTGGGCAATCGTGGGTTTGGATCGACTTCGGAGACAGGGAGGATTTACGGAATCCTCTCTGATGGAAAATGCCGTGAAGGAATACCAGGAGGAAATGAATCCAGCCCGCACTTTTTTGAACGAGTACGTAGAAAAAAATCCGTTCCGATCAATCGGGACGAATTTTTTGTATTCCGAGTACCGCACATGGGCTCTGAAAAATGGGTATTGCCCTCTCGCAGAGAAAACTTTTGGAAAAGAAGTGCGCAGGACATTTCCTGATTCAAAAAAGGAGCGAGCCGGCGGCAGGCTGGAGAGACACTATCGGTACGAAGGAATTGGGTTTTTGGGAACAAAAATCGAAGAAAATTTCACCGAAGAAAAAAACGAGGAGAAAAAAACGCAAGGCGACCACGAAAACCAACTATTTTGAGGGGTTGCGTGTCCTATGTGTCCCCTGTGTCCTATGTATTCCTTTAGCACGTGAAGAGGAAAAGGAGGGAAGAGTAAAAGGTAGAAGGGGGGCGCAAGAATATATAGGGTGATAGAACTCATAGGACACAGGGGACACATAGGACACCGATTTTTTTGGAGCAAAAAATGAGCGTGCTTGAAAAAATGCAGCAACTCGATATTTCGTCTCGGCTCGATGAGGAAACGTGCGACCCTGCGCCGTCTTGCACCAGATTCACCTGCGAGACGTGTGGCGGTCGGCAATCCTGGATCGACATTTACGGCAATGGCCCACACTGCGTGGCGTGCAGCCCATGGCCCGCCAGGTCGTTCGTGCGGTCAACTTCGAGAGCAGAGGCTGAGGCGTCACCGCTGGCGTGCGATCCCGGGGAGGGGCGGCTGCCAGGCTGGTCGCCAGTCGATCGTGCGTCCTGCGAGGTCTCGGGGACTCAGGAACTGACTGAGACTGAGGAGGAGCTGGATCGCGAGTGGAACCAACGTTGGGTTGTGCACGAGGTCGTAACGAAAAACGGAACTTATCGGTACATCTGGCGGCGTGGGTTTAGTTTTACTCAGGCGATGTCATGATGTTGGGATAATGATGGTCGCTTGGGAATCGACACGCTCAGCGACGACGTCGCCGACGCACTGTGGGTGCTCGAGGCGGCGAAGTTAGGGGTAAATGCGGATGCGTCCAAGAAGCGGCCAATGTTCGTCCGTGAGAAGAAGCGGAAAAGTGAATTGTTTTGAGCGATCGTCACGCCGGCGATAGCTCCCAGAGCACTGAAGGTCGGTGCCATTTGCCAATGGAGGGTTGAGGCTATGGTGTGTCCGCACTATCCAGTCGCGATGAATCCGGATCACTGGCAGTGCCAGAAGCAGGAGACTGGACGCGACCAGCAGATTCCGGATGCCCCTCCCCATCCTCTGCCGGATGACGTCTCGCGGATGATCGCTCTGCACATAAGCCGAGGCGAGTGGCGGCGAGCTTTCGCGGTTCTGGAATCCGCCCGGCAACTGGCAATCGACGCGGCCCACGAGCAGCAGGCCAGGAGTTTTGAGTCGATCGGACTGGACGAGCGCACGATCGGTCGCCTCTGCGATGCCGGCCTATCGACGATCCAAGAACTGCAGGAGATGTCTGACGACGAGCTGCTCGAGTTGGAGGGGATCGGGCTGTCGACCGTAGCTTTGGTTCGAGTCGCTCTGCAGAACGCTGGTTTGTGATGGCTAACCGGTTCGTCTGGCGTGCGCTTTCCATTAGTGGACGCGTGCCGTGGGATATTGGCCTTCAGACGTGAGAATCGCGGCCGTCTCGACGAATCCACTCGTCTCCCAGGGATTGCCGATCATGTCTGACCAAGCTAACGCCCAAGCTCTCATATTCCGCCGCATCGCCGACGATGTCGAATCCCATCCATCAAAGGATCCGTTCAGCCTCGGCAAGGCCATTCTCGAAGCGGTAGGTCGCATACTGCAGGAGACCGGTCTGGCTGTCGATCTCGAACAGATCGTCGCCGCGGCCAAGCAAGCGTACGACCAGTACGTCACACCGATCGATCTTCCGCTCGTGCCCAACTTCGTCGAGCCTGCGATCGACGCATTGATCTGGAAGGCAATCGAGATGGGGATCCGGGCGATCGCTGCACGCACTGCGGGGTGAGGCATGCCCGACCTGACGACTTATGACGGCGCTCGCCTCTGCGGCGTGGATGACACGCTCGGGGTCGGGCAGCTCTGCAAGTGGCCGCTGGTGCGCGTCACGTGGTCGGTGGTCGCGGATCTGCCAGGCTTCGCACGGGAGACGTTTCGCGCAGCCGCCGAGGAGGCCTGGTCGTACTGGTCGGCTGTCTGCGGCATTCTCCCTCAGCAGATCCAGGGTCCTGCGGCCAACGTGGTCATTGGCATTCAGTCCCTCGGTCCGGGTGGCGTTCTCGCGGATTGTCAGTTGCCGTGCGGTGCGACGATCGGATCAACAGTCCGTATGCGGGTAGACACGGAGGAGGCTTGGGTTCTCGCCGAGAATCCCCCGCCAACGAAGATCGACCTGGTGCGAGTGCTGGCTCACGAGCTCGGCCACGCGATTGGGATACCGCACATCGGCAGCGGAAACCTGATGGCCCCAACGTATTCGAGTGCGATCCGTCGACCAGTGGCGGGGGACGTGGCTGAGGCTGTGGCCCGCTATGGGTTAGTTCCTCCTCGCCCGCCGGAGCCGCCGACGCCTGGGCCACTGAAGGAACTTCAGGCGTGGTTACTCGATGAATCAACAGGTCGAGTGTACGTGCGAGTCAACGGAGTTATGTACGGACAATGACCAGCCCCGAAAACACGTCCGTCCGTCTGCAGCTGCTCGAATCCCGCATGGACACCATGTCGCGGCAGGTGTGGTGGCTCTCGCTCGGGGTGGCAGCCATGTTCATCCTGCTTCTATCCGACAAGATTCGCGGCCAGGATCTTGGCAAGCCGGTGACGACGACGAGCGAGGCGGTTGGGTGGGCGCTTGCCGACATCGCAGAGGTCAAATCCGCCGATCGTCCGTTCCAGCGATACGTCTGGATTCCGCCGTGGGGCGACGACCAATGGGTTGCGGCGGTCGACTTCGGAGTGAACACGGCTGCGTCACACGCCTCGGTGATTCAGCTCGGCGAGCGGATAGCGAACGGGTGGATGCTGCGTTACGACCTTCGTCGGCTCGCTCCCAGCGCCAAGCAGCTCGACACGCTGCTTACCGTGTGGGACGGCCTAGCGCAGCAGGACCCATATTTCCACGTGCCGGAGCAAGTCAGCGGAGTGGCGAAAACCGTCATCGCTCCGCACCTGCAGCAGCAAGAGGCAGTCACGCTGGCCGGCCTGTCTCTCAGCACCGGTGCGATTTATCGGGCGGACTTTTTGCTGGCCAAGATGCTCAGTACGCTCGAGGGTGGGCGATACTACGACTTCTTGCAGGTCCAGCGGGTGGCAACAAAAGACGGCAGCAACCCGCAAGCGGAGTGGCTTGCGACGCTCGGCGTGTTCGAGGAGACGACTCGCAATCTCGCCGCCGATCAGCGGTCGGCAATCTTCCGCAGCGGCGTGACCGGAAAGCCGCGGATGCTCGCCGTGTTCTATGGGCTGGGCCGCGGTGGGAATCTCGTCTCGATCACATTCGACGTCGCGGACGAGGACGTGCAGGCCGGCCAGCATCCGATCCGCAACTTGCTGCAGTTCGACGACCGGGCTAGGGAGATCATCGTCGAGCGACCGAACGGAACGCACGCGTTCGCTCTCACCAATGACGCCGGCGAATTTCAGGATGCGGCACCCGACAACGTCGCGCGCGACCACACGGTGCCCGCACCCCACACGGCCAGGTTGCAGCCGGCAATCAGCTGCATTCGCTGCCACGGTGCCCACGATGGCTGGCAGCCGTTTGGCAATGACGTGAAGCGGATCCTGTCCAGCCGGCTCGACGTCTTCAGCGACGTCGGCCGCGACGATCTGACGCGCGAGCAAAAGGTCGATCTACTGGCTGGCCTGTACGCTGGCGAGCTCGACACGCCGGACGGCCCGATCGGCCGCGGCAGGCGGGACTATTCCTCGACGGTCTACCGGATCTTCGGCCCGGTCAATCCGTTCACGGACGCAGCTGACGCGAGCCCGGTGAGTGTCGTATCGGCCAAGGTGGCTGAGATCTTCGCCAGTTACCGCTACGACGTCGTGACGCCGGAGCGGGCCTGCCAAGAGCTGGGCTTGCTCGTCGAGGTTGGGCAAGGCGTCCAGGGCCTGGAGCGACTGCTCGGCGAAGCAACGCCAGGCGTGGCCGTCGACCCGATCGCCGGGACGCTGCGGGCTGGCGTGGCCGTCAATCGGCCAGACTTCGAGGCGGCCTACCCCGACATGGCGTTGGCAGTGGCCGTCCAGCACGGCTACAGACCGACGCAGGCTCTCAAGAATCAGCCGAAGGAAAAGCCAGTCGATCGACCAGCAGAAAAACCGCAGCCGCATCATGTCGAGGCCGAACCGCCAACACCTCCTGCGGCTCCTCCCCAACAGCCGAAGCCACCGGCCAAAGTACAACCAGCACCGCCGCCGCTGACAGATCGGCAGAAAGCGGAGCAGCGGCTAGAAAAGTTTATCCGCGAGAAAGGGAAGCAATGAGAATCGCTGTCATCCTGGGACTTCTGTTGATCGGTGCGAGCACGGCTGATGCCTGCCAGCGATGCGGTCTGTTCGGGAATCGCTGTCGATACGTTGCTCCGGTCGTCAAGCAGGCGGTCGTCCAGCAGTATGCCGCTCCGGTGGCGTACCAGGCTCCGGCCGCGGTCGTCGCCGCTCCGCAGTACAGCTACCAGCCGCCGCCGATCTACGTGACGAACGTTTACCCCGACGCGAACGGGGCCGCCGGCCTTCTCGCCAAGCAGGGGAACTCGATCTACGGATTCCAGCAAGCGGCTGCCGCGTACTTCGCCAATCCCGCCGAAGTGTTGCGGCAAGCTGCCGAACTATCGCGAGCAGCTACGCAAACTGCCGCACTCGGGTTGAGCGGCTACAACCAGACCGCTCAGACGCAGTTGACCTTGCAAGCCTCGATCGCCGAGCCGCTGGCCAAGGGTCAAGCCGCCGCCGAGGTGCTGACCGCTGCCGGTCTCACGCAATCGGTGGCCCGAGGCGAGTCAATCGCTCTCCGACTCTCGGCAGGTGTGGCGGTGAACGAGCACACCACGCCGAGCCAGAGCTTGCCTCCGCCCATTTCACTGCTCGCCGAAAAGTGCGGACGCTGCCACGGCCTATCTCTCTCTGAACCCAAGGGCGGCGTCTACGTCGATCCCGGACACAAGCTGGACCGAGCAACGCTCGGCGATGCGATGCGGGCTGTTGCGACCGGCAACATGCCGAAAGAAGGACAGTTGACCGACCATGAAAAGCTCAAGATTTTTGAGGAGCTATCCAAGCTCCAGAAAGAAGGTGACCAGTGAAGTTCCTTGCCCTGTTACTGGCTCTGTTCGTATTCGCACTCTGCTATTGCTGTGCCGACGCTTCTGCCCACGGCGGACTCGCCGTTCGTAGCATCACAAGGCAGCGAATCTTTGCGCCGCGCGTCATCGTGCAGCGGCAACGGTTCGTGTCGCCTGTGGTCGTCCAGCAACAGCTGGTCGCACCAGTCTACGCCGCTCCGCTGTTCGTGCAGCCGCAAGCTGTCGTCGTTCCGCAGTGTGCACCGCAGGCCCTCATCGTGCCCTATTGAGAGGGGGTGATCTGAATCTCGCTTTCCCTGGCGGGGAAGTGTTCAAGGCCCGCTCGGCTCGCGATGGGCCGGGCGGGTTTTCGATTCTGTTCGCGGAGGTTCGGGCAGATAGTGGTGAGTGAAGATGCAGTTCTCTATCTCTGGTTCGCGGCGGCTGCGGCATCTTCTGGATTCACGCGATTCCTGCGCAGTCGCGCGGCATGGCGGGCGCGCATCGTGTTGTCTTCGGTTCTCACAGGGGCTCTGGCAAGCGTAGCGTTCATTGGCTGGTGGTATGGCGACACCGTCGCGGAGAATCGATTTCAATGCTTGGCAATAGCGATCGGCACCGGATTCGCGAATCCTGAATCACTGGGGAGGATTTGGGAAGTGATCTTAAGGGACAAGACAAACCAGTGAATCAGGAAATGAAGCGACGAATCGGGTCAGTGCTGCTGTGGGGGTGCGTTGTGATTCCCACGACGCTGGGCGTCTATGTCGAATCGCATCGCCCCGAGCTGCCGAGAATCCAGGAAGTCCCGAACTCCGAGGAGATCCTGACCGCGATTGTCCAAGCCGCCATGGAATCACGCATGATCGCTGACGAGCAGGGAATGATTCTCTACGCGAGCCCGACCGCCGCGGAGATGCTCGGGTATAAACCTGCCGACCTGCGGAACAAGCCGTCGAGTATCCTGATGGCCGATCGCTTTAAGCAGCATCATGCGGAAAAGTTCCTCGCGGCGATGTACAGAGCAGTGAATAACATACCTACGGCTGACGGACGAAAACAGGAAGACGTCGTCAGTCGCGTACGCTGCAACGCCCTGACGAAGGAAGGGCAGGAGAAGTCGCTCGAGGTGGTCACGCGGATCCGTGAAATCGACGGCAGGCACATGGCGGTCGTCACGTTGACGCCGATCGAGTCGATCAAGGAGGAGATGTGATGCTCGCGGTTCTGCTCCTTTGCTTGCTGCCGTTTCCCGAACGGTAGCACGCAGCGCTATTGGCTATGGTGGGATTGGGCCGAGACGGAATACGGATATGGCTACCACGTGTGCGACTGGCGAGCCTATGCGGAGGTTCCTCGGCCGTTTTTCCGCACGCAGGAATGGCGCGATGAGCGGCTCAATCGAACAGTGCGAGTGAGGCACCAACGATACCGCGAAATCACAACCGACTACGACCGTGAGGTAGCTGACCGCGATTGGCTGCCGGTGCAAAACAGGAAGATCTTCGGACGCTGATAGACTGGAGTGCCCAATGACCACGACTCAGAAGAACGACCAAACCAGGACGGTCCCCGCGACGGGTGCCGTGCTGGTTGACATTTCATCGACTGACCATAGTTTCTCGCCGGCACTGCGCGCGATCTCCATCGGTACAGCTGGCGATCTCAAGATCGATACGCCAGACGATGCGGCGGTGACGATCCCCGCGAACGCCCTGGCGATTGGTGTGCAGCACGCGATCGAAATCGTGAAGATCTATAAGGTTGGAACCACGGCGGACGAAATGGTCGGCTGGAGGTAGCCATGCTTGGGTTGTCGCTTGGAATGAGCATGGGGCGCACGTTCGCCAACCCATCTGCAATCACCTCGGACACGTTCAATCGCGCCGACTCGACCGATCTTGGGCAGACGGATGCCGGCCTGGGGGGTGCGTCTGGATTTGCATGGACGGAGCACGTGGGAACGTGGGAAATCAAAAGTAACACGCTCCAGCGCACTGACGGCGGCGCGCTCCAGGCCACGTGCACGATCGACGCAGAAGTTACGGATTGCTACGTGACGTGCGACATAACTTGCGGCACGATGGCAGACCGTGACGCGGGGATTGTCGTCCGCCACGATGGCACTGGCTATTACCTCTTTACGATATCCGGGTCGACCCTGATCCTCTATTACACTCCGGACAACAGCACTTTTAACCTATTGGGCAGTGTGACCCACGCGAACATCCTGGCGGCTACGTCGCTGCGAGTGATCGCGAATGGCGAGACACTGGTCGGGCTCTGTGGCGATCAAGTCCTGGAATACACGGAGGCTACGGAAAACGCGAGCGCGACGCGCGTGGGCGTGCGGCGCTATCCCCCAGCCACCGATACCGCATTCGACAATTTCGTCGTGTGGCCAGTCAGCGAAGCGGAAGAATACACCAGCCCGTAAACGAGGAGGTAAAACGGATGAAAGGCTGTTTCATCGCATTCGTATGTATGTTTTCGGCGGCCGCGGCCACGGCCGACGACATATATACGTGCCGCACCGAAGCGGTCAAGCCGGGCGGGCGATGTTGGCTGTGGTTTCCCAAGGGCGGAAATATGGTCGCGCCGCAAGTGCCACCTGGTTGGACCTGGTCGCGGCCGGCACGCGGAACGAACGAGTGGCATAACCAATGGGCATGGCAGATCACCGTCAGTAGCACCGCTACGCCGGGAACCTACGACGTCGGGGGCGTCCCGATTACGGTTGTCAAACCGCATCGCGTCGCACCATTCCGACGGATCAAGCCGACGGACACGGTCGATACGGTCCAGCGCTGGGCGGACCACGGCTACCACTTGGAGCTTGAGCCCGGTCTGCATCGCTGGAACAAATCGCTGATGGTGCCTGATGGCTTGGTGATTCGGTCCGCAGGTTCCGTACTCATGCGTGAGCAAAATGGCGAGTCGTTTGAACGATTATTTTGTCCGCTCGGCGAGATGACCCTCGATGGCCTGGTGATGACTCATTCACCGGACATTGCCACGGAATATTTCGTGTGCGTCCATCAATTCCCTTTGAAGCCAGGCAACGTGACCGTGAGGAACTGCGTTGTGCGCGGCGGCTGTCTCACGTGGCAACAGGGACCAGGTTGGGTCGTCGAGCGCTGCCGATTCGAGCGAGCGGGTACTGGAGACGTCGCCGATCGCTCAGTATGGATTGAATGCGACTTTGTCGGCCGCACCCGCCAGGGGCACCATCCCTTTTCAAATGGCGGCGTGCCGTGTCTCGTTGCCTCTTGCAACTGGGACCGCACCAATCGTGGGATTGTGTGTCAGGGGCCAGTTCATGGGATGGTTGCGATGGACTGCACCTATACCGACATCGGAGGCGGTGGAGTCTATGCGGGGAGCGAAGTGATATTGCTCGAGACTGGGCCGGGCACGCCGGCCGAGCACGCGCCGCGCGATAACACATTTATCGATCACGAGATTCGCAACTGCGCTGGTCCCGCGGTGAACCTATTCGGCTCGGGCCACCGGCGCAATTGGTTTTGGGGCATCGATGCCGATGTCGAAAACACCGGCCTGATGATTGCCGAGTTCGGCGGCGGGGAACAGGACGGCAATCAGTTCGTCAACTGGCAAACCACTGGCGGGGTCGATGTACGTGGGAATGTCGGGGCAGTCGCGTTCAGCAATTTCCATTTCCTGGAAACGGTCCAACGTCGCGGCAATCAGGGGCCTTTCGCCGCAAACCTACAGCATTTCAACACGCACTTTCCGTTTTATCGTGACGACTTGGACACGGGCACGTTTACGTTTTCCGGTTCCGGCATCGTTCGTCGCGATCGTAGCTACGTGCCGATTGAATCCATTGATTTCACGCTGGCACCGTAGGAGTGAGTCAACATTCAGGAATTAACTGCGGCATAAAATGGCAACCATCACAACTGAAATCCTATCAAGCACCAGTGAAGGCGAATCACGTAAGCGACTGGTGTTTCGCCTGCTTTCGGACACTGGAGACGTTTACGGACCGCGCATCGCAGACCGGCCAGCAACAATTACTGGGGCGCTGGTGGCGGCAGTTCCGGTGCCAATAGTGTCACCATCACAGTGGATGATGGCACCGATCCGTTGGAGAGCGCAAAGGTGAGGGTCAGCCAGGGGGCGGAGTCCTATCTTGTCGAAACTGACGCCAACGGAATAGCTGCGTTCTCTCTCGATACTGCGACGTGGACGGTTCAGATTACGAAGCCGGGCTACACGTTCACGGCCACAACGTTGCTGGTGAGCGGGGTGGAGACTCAGACCTATTCTATGACAGCGGTGAGCATCCCCGCTCCGGCAGATCCGTTGCTCGCAACGGGCTTCGTCTATTGCTACGGTACGGATGGCGCGATCGAATCGGGCGTGGCCATCCACTTCAAGATGACGGCCGGACCTGGCACCGATGGTTATGCGCTCGATAGTGAGGAGTTCACGATCACTTCCGACGCGACAGGACTAGCGAGTCACGCAGGATTTGTCCGCGGCGCTACGTACCGCGTGAGACGCGGTACAGAGGGAAGTCCGACATCGATCGTTATTCCGAACGCCGGCACTTTTGATATCGCCGAAATCATCGGTAATCCATAAAGACTGCCAAAATGGCAGCGGGTCCTTCCGGCGGCTCTGACGGAACA